CTCAAATACAATCCTGTCGTCAGACTCAGTAAAATAGTCTGACTTCAGAAAGGGAATGACTTTACGAACATACTCTTCATTAGTCACTAGATTCGATAAAATTTGGGTCTCTATTCTCATCAATAAATTCTCTTCTCACATCTTCAACACAGGTTTCACACAACGCCACCTCACCAGAAAGTTCTATTACATTTCCCTCGGTGGCGGTATTGTGAAAAACCAAAGCAGTTTCATCATCAGGTATTATACGCGAACACCTGTCACAAGTCAAGGATTTACTCATAAGCGTTTGCGATATCCTCGTCAGATACCTCATCTTGCATAATAGCACCAGTAGAAATCAAATATCGTTGTTCAATCCAGTCAGTGAATGTCTTGTCAGATAGGATCGGCAACCAGAAATCTTTGTTGTAGGTTTCTTTGGCGCGATAGTTCTTACTGTCTGAACCATCAGAGGCAACTTGATACCAACCAACTTTAGGTTTGACCACATGACCAGATTCCAACGCCATATCGAGTAGACCAGACCATTTACTGATGCCGCCTTCGAATGTTACCTCGATTGGGATCTTAGACTTCTCACGGACATACCGAGACTTCTCAACATTGATGATGAAATTGTATCCTGTAATATCTGTGCCAGTTTTTTCTTGCTGACGACCAATGATATAGATGTTATCGGCAGAATAATAGATACCTGTACCACCCGATACAACTGCTTTCGGGAACATACCAATTTCCATATAGGTATGATTCACAACAATTGCGGGAATATCTTTAATTGTCAGATGAGGGGTAATCATTCGGAACAGAGACTTCATCTGTTTGGCGCGAGTCATATCCGCGACTGACTTACCATCAAGCGCATCATCAACTTCTTTCTTGGACGCCAAGTTACCGACTGAGTCGACAACTACAATCACGTGATCACCACGCTCAATACCATTCAACTGAGACATCACATCGTGCTTCAGCTGTTCGATGTCTGTGATTGGTGTATGAACAATGCGGTCTGTATCAATGCCGAAGCTGTCGAAATAGCCCTGTGGCGCACCAAACTCTGAGTCATAGAACAACACAACAGCATCATCATACTTGTCTAGATATGCTTTAATCATCAACATAGCAAATGCAGTCTTGAAGTGTTTACTTGGTCCAGCAAAGACTGTCAATCCTGGAGTCAGACCACCATCAAGGCGACCACTCAATGCCACATTCAATGCAGGGACTGATGTTTGAATCAGATCCTTTGTATTAAAAAATTTAGATTTAGATAAAATATTCGAATCTTTGATTGTCGAATTCTTTTGTAGTTTTTCGATTAAACTCATAATCCCAATGCCTCTTTCACGTTTGGTTTAAAATATGTATCTGGCTTCATTACCTTCCCTGCTTCGTTCTTGATAACTTTGCCATCCACACACTTGCTCATATTAGATGCTTTGACTTCACGCCACACATCATCAAAAGGAATGTTCAGTGTGTTTGCCATTCCTAGAATTACCCAGACCATGTCTGCCAATCCATCGGCGACTTCAACAATATCGCCCTTCTCGAACCCATCAATGGTTTCTTGCCATTCTTCTTTGATGAGATCCATATATAAATTTGCTTGTGCTGATTTCATTCCAACATCGCTGGGCTGTTCACAAGCGTCCATAAACTCTTTAACGTCAATTTGATACATTACGAAAATAAATCCTCTAGTGTGGCAACTGGTTTGGGTTTCCAACCGATGCTCTCTGCGACAGTATTTAGTGGTTCAATAAATGCCTTCTCGAACATCAACTCATAATCAACATACTTATGTAAGTCGAACTCGGGAGGGACTTTAGATGAGAATGCGATAACATTCTCGCCTAGTGTGTTAGGTTCTTTGAGATAAACAAACTTGATTTTATCGCCCTCGTTGATCAGAGGATACTTCATGTCAAGATTATTTTTCTTGAGCAGATCGTTATACAACAATGCACCCCGAACCTGAATTGGTGTTCCCTTCTGATATATGTCAGCAGTGGAACCATATTTAATAAGATTGTTACATCCACGAGGGAATGAAATCTCTTCAACAGGTCTTGCTTTGAAGTCTTGCCAATTATCATCAACAAACTTTTGCAGCGCAGACTCATCTCCCGTCAAACAAATACCGACTGCCGACTTCAAACTTTCTCGGACAGGAGCAGGAGTTGACGACCGAACGATCTCAAGACCCATCGCCTTCAGCTTTGGTTCCTCATAACGAACACCCTCGTTGTCCCAGACGTTGAGAGCATATCGCTTTTTAGCAACCCAAATACCTTTGTCGGCAATAGCTTCACGTTTGAAGAAGATCTTTTCCTCATAGGCATTTGTGTATTCAGCCAGTTTTGTCATCGCCTTTGCGATGGCTGGCTCAATCTTTTCTTCACCGATCTTGTCGAGTAAGTCGACAATTTTCGATTTAGGAAGACCATTATAATACTTTTTGACCAATTTGTCAAGGGTAATATAACAGGAATCTGTATCTGAATAGAAAGAGTAGACCTCACCCTCAGTACCACAAACCTCATTCAGATATTCATCGAGTGCCTTTGCAGTCTCGCGGATGATAAACTGACCAGATAATGTAATACCCTCTGCAATCCGATCATCATAATATCTGAAGTACTGATTAGCCATCGCACCATAGAGACTGTTCAACTGAATTTTACGAGCCATTTGGAAGTTGTTGTACTTTGCGATCTTGGCTTTGAGTGATGGATCTTTTGTCTTCTCAAACTCGCGCTCGGTTTGTTTCATCAGCTTCTTATACTTCTGGCGGTCGTCAAAGAATGTCTGAGTTATCTCAGCAAACACGCCCTGTTTACCACGAGTAAATGTAGCACCGTTTGCCGCCATGGCATTCTGTGTAGTGATGTCAGTATCTCGATTGAGTAACTTATCGACAGTCGTATCAATCGGTGCTTCATCAGACACAAGAGTCTCGGGAGACATATTGTATTGCATAATGATAGATGGATACAGTGACGTGGCATCGAAACTCAAGACCCAATCGTAACCGCCAATCTCAGGTTGCTGAACATATGCACCTTCAATCGTTCGACCCTCGTTCTCACGCTTCTGAGGAATCATAATGTTTTTCTTCAGCAGGTGATTGTAGAGCAAGCAGTCCCAAGTCCGAACCGAGGAATAGATGTCACCGAGATTACACTTGGCATCATACGCCATTGTGGCAATCAACTCAATCAGTTTCATCTTGTCTTCGAGTTCGTCAACAAGTTTACTATCGATGATGTTATAATCTACGAACCGATTCCAATCTTTCTCGTAAAACTCTCTGAATGTATCATAATTGTTTTCGAGTTTCTTGTGACCGAGTTCGACCTCAGCAATGTAATCTAGTTTGTACGACTCTCGGACTTGATAGGTAAACTTCTTGTAGAGATCTAGATAGTCGAGTTGGGCAACACCTTTGATGTCATACAGAGTGTGTTCGCGACCCATCATCTTCACGCTTTTCTTGCGTGTCATATTGAATGGGCTGAATCCGTTTTTGACTTTGTTTTGTTTCTGCTCATCCTGACCACCAAGAACTCTCGCACATCGGCTCATCAGATACGGAATATCGAAAAACTCGATGTTCCAGCCAGTAATAATATCTGGCGTATTCTGGAACCACCATGTACCAAACTTGGTCAGCAACTCATACTCATCAACACAAGACTCATATGTGACATTGAGGTTCATCACCTCATCAGACTCAGGAGTCCAGTCACCATCGCCCCACGTGAAGATCTCTTTGGTGTTGTTATTCACCACAGTGATCAGAGTGATTCGCTCTTTAGGATTATCAACATCAGGGAACCCATGCTCAGTCGTTGTCTCGATATCGAGAGACTGGATGTTCATCACAGACATATCAAACGGAACTTCATCTGGGTATCTGTCGGACAGATATTGATAGGTCAGATCGGTCTGACCATAGATAGGATAGTTACCGATCCCGTTGTAACTTTGCACAAACTCCCGACAATCAGAGGCACTGGTAAACTCAACTGGCTTTAGGTTTTCGCCATAGAGTCCCTTGATTTCTGATTCTTCGGGAGATCGAACATACAACTTTGGTTTGAAGGAAGGGTCACTTTCAGTGAATGCAACCCCATCGCGGTATCCTCTGGTCAATACGTTTTTACCGTACTGCCAACAATATGTATAAAATTCAGTCATGTACACATTATGCCCCAATCAGAGGCAAATGTCAAGCACTGATTTATGTGATTATACTTTGTTTTTTAGGGGTGATGATACTGCTACCGTAGTGAGTATTGTACTCGTCCTTCATCTGGGAAGTCGGTTGCATAACAGCAATGACGTGCTGAGGCATAATATGCATTGTGTTCTCGTGTGCATATGGCGCGTATGGCGCAAGACCAATACTAAACTTACCGTCATTTTCAGTTGGCTGTAGGACAATCACTGCTGGCTTTTGTAAGACGATGATTTGACGCTCATCTACAACGATGTCAGTAACCTGACCGATTACTTCCTCGCCAGAGGATAATTTTAAGATTTGGATTTGTGGTTCGCTCATGATATATTTCCTGATTGTTGGGGGAGCAATGCGCTCCCCCTTATTTATCTACTCTTGTAGAAACTGTTTTTTGATTGCAATGGTTTTTGGCTTACGTTCTTCTGGAATGATATGTTCTAGAGAGATTGTAAGAATACCATCATTAAAGTTTGCACCTGCGACTTCAACGTCCTGATTTAATGCAAATGTCTTGGTAAAGTTTCTCGCGCCAATGCCCTTGTGGACAAATTTACGATCGTCTTCAGCACCCTGAATGCCTTGCACAACAAGTTTGTTTCCTTCTGGGACTTGAGTGATTGTCAACTCTTCATCGCTGAATCCAGCTGCAGCAAATTCAATAGTGTATTTGCCATCGCCTTCATCGACAATGTTATAGGGTGGATAATTGTTGGAAAGTTCTGCCACATTATTTAGATTCTCGAATACTTGGTCGAATCCAATAGTGAATGGGGCAAGGTTTGATGCGATCTCATGGAGATCTCGTGCTCTGAATTTAGTAACCATAATGGTCTCCTTATATTAAGCGAGTTTTAATTGTTGCGATCCTTTCGGCATCGCATTCTATATATAATACTTTACGACAAAAATGTCAAGCTATTTTTTGCCAATATTATATTTGGTTATAAGTTCCCAATCGCCCTTTTCTTTGAACGAGAGAACTTTAATCTGACTCAGCGGTGCTTGTTCAGCATGCTGCTCTTCAGACATAATTGTCATCAATCCCCAATCGGAAAGTAATTTCGCGATTGTATTTCTGCGTTCTAAATCACCTTCACCAAAGTCTGCTGCCTTTCCATCAAGCGCAAACAGTTCTTTGAAGTGTGTGATGAAGTATCTACCTTGCTTGTGTAAAATATGACAAGACTGGTATAAAACTTGTTCTTTTCTGGAAGCAACGCCAATGCGGGATAAGGTTTCTCTAATCTTTAGAAAGTCATCTGCATCTTTTAAAGTGATTTCTAGCGGTGCGTATCCAGGATATTCAATCTGGAAGAAATCTTCACTCATCATAAATCCTATTCTTTTTCTTTTTAAGAGTGTCTGGATTTATTTATAAATATCAGTATGTCAGCAACTCACCAATACTTTTTTCCCTGTAAGGATCTGCTTTCTCCTGAGGAGAGAATCATTCTCAAAAAACTTTGTGATGAAATATCGAGAGTCGGTGACCAATTACATGGTGGTGGTTATGAAGA